TTTGCAGACGATTTGCCATCATGTTTAAGTTACTACAATTTATGTGAGTAGTTTCTTTAAATTCGCCACGAAAGATACTTGTGAAAGCCGTATATACAAAGCTATTAGAGAAAAAGAAAAAGGCAACAAAGATTTTATAAATTTAACAAAGTAAAAAATGAATATAGGATTAATCGATATTGACGGACATAATTTTCCAAACCTTGCTTTAATGAAAATTTCGGCATATCACAAAAGTATTGGCGATAATGTAAGTTGGGTAGATATTGGCAATTATGACCGAACATATATGAGCAAAGTATTTACTTTTTCTCCTGATTATTCAAAAGGATTTGCAAATTATGGCGAAATTATAAAAGGTGGCACAGGTTTTAAAATGACTAATACCTTACCATCACATATTGATAAATTATGCCCAGACTATTCAATTTATCCAAAATTTACGGCTGCTTATGGATTTTTAACAAGGGGTTGCCCCAATAAATGCAGTTGGTGTGTAGTACCAAGTAAGGAGGGAGATATACAACCTTATGCAGATATTGAGGAATTTTTGCAAGGTAGAAAAGAAGCAGTTTTAATGGATAACAATGTACTGGCACACGAACATGGATTGAAGCAGATTGAAAAGATAATACGATTAGGCATTAAAATTGATTTTAATCAAGGGTTAGACGCACGAATTATTGCGAAAGATAAAAGTATTTCAGAATTATTAAGCAATGTTAAATGGAGTAAATATTTAAGAATGGCTTGTGATACAAAAAGCCAAATTCCATATATTGAACAGTCGCTTGAAAACTTAAACGAATACGGATTGAAAAATTATAGAGTATTTGTTTATGTGCTTGTAAAAGAAATACCAGATGCACTTGAAAGAGTTATGTTTTTAAAAGAAAAAGGTTGTATCCCATTTGCACAACCATACAGAGATTTTATAAACAATAAACAACCAACAAATGAACAAAGGAGATTTGCAAGATGGGTAAACCACAAAGCAGTATTCAATACCGTAGAATGGTCGCAGTACCGTTAATTTCGCATAACTATTAGATAACCGTACATTTGCTCGTGGCATTAATGTCGTGAGCAAAATAAATAAACAATACAATGAAAATTAAAAAAATACAACTTATCTTTGCTATTTTGAAGAATTTCGCACTATCCTTTTTCGGAATCCGCGTAATAATAGGATTCATGGAATATTATTTTATTTCAAATGTTACTGTTTTGATATTATTTTGTATCTTTGTAACAATTTCGACGATGTACGACGCGTCAAAATGTTTCAAGGACTATGAACAAAGAACGAGAATTAGAAGAAAAATGCGTCCGTTTGGCACGCAAAAACGGATTTGTTTCAATGAAAATTGAAAAAAATGGTCATAACGGTGTTCCGGATAGACTTTTTATTGGAAAAAATCGGATATATTTTATTGAATTTAAGAAACCGGGAGGCGGAGTGGTTTCAAAACAGCAACTTTTTTGGCATAACTTTTTGAAATCCAATGGAATAGAAGCGTATTTTTGCGATAGTTTCGATGATTTCAAGGCTATTTTGAAACGTTAATGCAAGTGTAGTATATATATAGTACACTTTGTAAGTCGTTGATAATCAGTCAATATATAAATATATAGTTTTTTTTAGACAAAACTTGTATAGAAGCTCTTTAGGCGGTTTCTCTTTTTAATATATATTTTATATATTGTCTTATAAATATATATATATCAGTACGTTTGAGTATATTTTAACAATCGATAATATATATATATTACTTATTGAAACTATTTAACTTATTATGAATTAATACTTTATGTAAAACATCAAAATATATAGTAGTGCTTGAATTGTTAAAAGGTTAATAAAAATTAGGAATACACACCCCAAAAACGCAAAAATCATAATTTTTTGTAAAAAAAGGCAAAAGTTGTCGAAAAATGATATATCTTTGTCCTAAAATTTTAAATTATGGCACGGAAAAGTTTGTATAAACAAGAGTATTGTCAGCAGATAGTCGAATTTGCAAAGCAAGGGAAGAACCTTACAGCGTTCGCCGACAGTATAGGCGTCGTCGAAGCGAGGCTTTGTGATTGGTGCAAGCAGCATCCCGAATTCGAGGAAGCACGCGCGATGGCTAAGCAAGGTTTGAAGATTTATTACGAAAATTTCACGATGGCGGCGGCGGCAGGCAGGATAGATAATTGCAAGCCGGAATTGGTAAAATTATTTGCAGCGAAGTATGCGGGCATGTATGCGACGCCGGACACGCGGGTCATTGTTGATGTTAAACAAGTTGCGGAGGACTTATGATTATGAAAATAGCAATAGAAAAATTAAAAAGCAGCGGGAAGAATCCTCGAAAGATAACAAAAGCAGCAATCGAGCGGTTGAAAAAAAGCATTTTAGAAAATCCCGGATTCTTTGAAGCTCGTCCGATACTCGTCAATCATGTTGGGGACGATTACGTAATAATCGGCGGACATCAACGGCTTGAGGCTGCAAAACAATTAGGAATGAAAGAGGTTCCAATATTTGCGTTTGAAAATTTGAGCGACGACCTATTCGATAAATACATGCTCTTGGATAACGTAAACGAGGGGAAATGGGACGTCGATTTGTTGTTAAATTTCTCGCCCGAACTTTTGAATTGTTTTGACTTCAATTTCGACCTTATCGCTAAAAAAACAGAGCTGGAGGAAACGACAGACGCTTTCATTAAGAATATGTTTTACGAGCCTTCGGGGTTAAAAACAAACTTAACGGACTGTATCGACACGTCGAGAGCTGATGTGTTAAGGTGCGAAATTGAAAACCTGGACATATCGGAAGAAAAAAAAGAAATATACAAGCGTCTTGCAGACAGGCTTGTTGTGTGTAATTTTTCGTTACTTGCAGAGTATTACGCCAATTGCGATAACTTAATAGAGGCCGAATTAATCGAGAGACTTAGCCTCGTTATACCGTCAGTTCCGACGGCGTTGAAACATAACCTCGTTAAGCTATCGGCGGAGTTCTATCGTCAATATAAAGAAAAGAAATGAAATATTTTATATTAACCTATAAGCGTAAAAGATTGCCGACAATTTCGACGTTGCTAAAATGCGGAATTAAACGTGAAGATATTTTTATTGTTCATTCGACGGACGATGATTCCGGGCACACGTTTGGAAATGATATCTATTTTGATAAGGCAGATTATTTTAACTACGATTGCTACTTTCAAAAAATCGGGGAGCGGTGGAAGAAATCCCCAACGTTTGCGAGGAAATTCGTTATTGACTACTGCAAGAAAAATCGGATTAAATACTTCGCTATGTTGGATGACGATTATCATTTCGTTACGTTAAAATATAGTAATTGGTTGATGTATCCAACGTTGTCGGACTACGTGCACAAATTAATCGTCAATTGCTTAGATAGCGATAACAGACTCGGCTATATTTGTTTTTCGCAAGACGGCGATTTTGTGGGAGGCTTTGACAAAAAGTCAACGAAAAGCATGCAGCGCAAGGCGATGAATTGGTTCTATGCGAAGACGGAAAACGCTGATTATTTTTTAGCAGCAACACAGGATGACGTATGTATGTATTTAAGACAAACGAAAAACAATAAGTATAGCATAACCTTGCCGATGGTTTCATTACACCAGGAGGCGGCAAATGACAAGGCTGTTGGAATTGGAATGAATGAAATTTACGACAATAACTTTTTCAATGCAAGGTACCCAGCGGTGATGGAATTGCCGGGAGCCGTTACGCTTGCTTCTCAAAAAAGAACAGTCGGTCGAATACATCATGAAATCAAATACAACGAAACGTATCCTAAATTAATCTTGTCAAATGAAGATATCGAAAAAATTCCTTGATTTTTTCAAACGAACCTCAGCAGAACGTATCATATTCTTACGTGGAGGTAGGCGGTCGGGGAAGACGTTCGCAATATTTTACAAGTTCGCTCATAACTTTGAGAAAGGCAGCGGCGGCGATGTGTTGGTAACGGCGCCGAGCCACTCGGCATTAGGTACGCTGATGAATGACTTTGCAGAAGTTTTTGGCATAGAGCCTGAGTACCGGCAAAAGAAAGGCGAGTATCGGGCGCATTGGTTTGGCGGGCTTTTTCGGTTTCGTATTTTCTCTACGGCTCAGGAGGCAAAGGGAACAAAAGCAAAATGGTTGTGGATAAACGAGGGCGACGGGCTGCCTGCTGAAATTTACGAGACGTTGATTTTGGGTGTTACAAAGCAAATAGTTTGCGACCACAACCCGACGCAGAATTTCTGGGGTTCGGCGTTGCAAAATGAAAACAACACGTTGATAACTTCGTACGCCGATAACATATATTTGACGCCGGCACAGGTAGAAGAATTTGAAGAGATACGGAGAAAGGGCGAGAATGCACCGGCAGGCACACCCGAGCGAGTGCGTTATGAACAACAGATTTTGGGGAATTATTCTCGGATAACGGGGAGGATTTTCACGAGTGAAAACATGAACCGGCAGCGGCTTAATGAGGCGGACTTTGAGGATTGCGAAAAGATAATAGTTGCCGACCCGTCGAGCTTGCGGGGTGCTGACTATTTCGCAGCTTGTATGGCGTGCAAGAAAAACGGTAAGTATTATTTCCTGCGGTACTTTTCCGTAAACGTTGGCAGCAAGCGGGAGGCTGCCGAAGTGTTGTGGCGGTGGCAGCAGGAAACGGGTGCGGAGGTGTTTGTCGAGACGAACGGTATAATTGGCATTGATTTTTTTGAATATTGCGACAGTATGAGTTTTGCGGTATCGCCATATACGAATAGCGGTAATAAGTTTGAGCGTATAACGGCGAATTACGAAATCTTTACGAATGAGTGTATCTTTAATGATACGGCGGCGAGTG